GACAAAGCAAAGATATATTTGTTAAGATAACTAAAAATGTTGATAATCATAATTTTTCAGTAAGAGATTTTCAACTTGTAATAGATGAGTAGGTGATGACTGTATGAGTGAATTTTTTAATGTAACTCTTAACAAAGATGTTGTTTTGGATGATACTGCAACTAATAGTTCTACAGGATGGACAGGCCAGCATATACTAGATGAAATAGTAGCTCACAGGATTACTAAATTTGAGGGCTTGGATGATGTAAATGTATCAAACAAGCAGGATAAACAGGTAGTTGTTTATTCGACAGATGAAAAAAAGTTTACTACTGTAGATTTACAAAGTGTTGGAGATGCAGCAGGATTAAGTTTAAAGCAAATAAGTAAAATGGGTATAGTAGGAAGTGTATCAGCTCCATATGAAGTAGATATTCCAATTAATACAGTAGATTTTAAAGTACCTAGAGTAAATGTACTTCAATTTAAGCAGGGTGACCAAAATGTAATAAAAACTTTAAATTCATTCAGTAATTATGAATCTAGCGATTTTCAGCCTGACGATATGGTATCTTTTGATAATACATTACATTTAAAAACAGAATATGATTATCCAATGGCTTATGAAAATGATATTGGAACAGATAATCAGGAATATTCTTGTGAAATAGATAAAAGTATTTTTAAAGAAATAGATGATATGGAAGAAGCTATTGATGGAATAAATGAGATTCTTGCTGTAACTGCTATTCCACCTGATAGGTTATTGGTTGCTAGTGGTGATAAAGATTTAAGCTATGTACAAAATATAGATTATTTTAAACTTACAGCCACGGGAAATTTAAAAGTAGTTGCAAGTATAGACAGTGGAGTAACATGGAAAACATTTAATACAGATCATTGGGAAGATATAAATTTGACTATGAATGATGTAAAAGAAAAAGGAATTGATATAACCACTTTCAATGCTATTAATTCTACTTACTGGAATTTGCTTAACACAAATAAGAAGATAAGATTTGCTTATTTACTATCTATGGATAGTATTTCAGATACAGAAAACATAGATAATCTTGATTTGCAGTATGATGGACAAGGAAAATGGGTACAAGCTAAAGAGGATACGTATGATGTTGTGTATGCTAGTAATACTAATTTATTGGTTTTTATAAAATTTAGTGGAGATGTAAAAATCAATTATTAAATTAGTTATTGCAGTTATTACAAAGGATAGATTTTACAAAGATTGGAAGTGAAACAATAAATGGCATCAATAAATGTAGCATTACAAAGTAATGGAGGTATAGCTACTGCTTCAGATACCTGGAGTGGATATAGTGCTACAGGTATAAATAATGGGATTTTAATAGGTAATGAGGGATGGCATCCTGCTAATGAGTCAGGAAATAAATGGGTTAAAATAGCATTAAATAATATATATCCAGTATCAATTTTTAAAATTTATAGTACAAATAGAGGTGCTGGATATTTCCCTAAAAATTTTAGCATAGAAGTTAGTATTGATGATGTTTCGTATACTACAGTATATACTTCAAGCGGAGACGTTACTAATATATGGAATAGTACTGATACTCAAAATAATGAAATTAAGATATCACCAACTAATGCTAAATATATAAAATTATACATGCCTTCTGTATCAAATTATATTTATATAAATGAGTTTGAAATTTATTTAAGTAATATTAAATATTTAATAAAACAAAATAATCAATATTATTCAGTTAAAGATAGCACACTTACTTTACTAGGAGCACCAGCAGATGATACACAAAAAGAGAAGTGGTTTAATGATAATGGTGTAGATGATTTGAAAAGTACATTATTAACCCAGCAATCTGATGGAAGTAAGCTGATCGATAAACTTGACGATAAGTTTGAAATTAGGATGATGAAAGCTAAGGACTAGAGATAGTCTTTTTATTTAATCTAAAAAATAGAAAAGATAGGCGAAAGGGAGGGAAAATTATTATTTTAAGGGGAACGCATTCCCACACTTAATTGGACCTCCGCTTACATCAGCTACCTTTTCTATATAATATCATGAAAAAGATATTATGCAAATATTTACACAAATGTTTTTATATTTTATATTTTGTATTAGGAGGTAATGTATGAGTGAATGTTATGATGCGAAACTATGTGCAGAAAAGCACAAAACTTTAGATGATAAAGTGGATGAACATGAAACTAGGTTAAAAAAACATGATTAAGAAATAAGTTTGATTAAACAGGATAACAGAGAAAATAAGACTGATGTAAAAAATTTGATAAAGAAAATGGATGATTTTTTATTTTTTGCTTGAAAAATGGGGGAGATATATTGAAAAATAAAATTTATAAAGACTTAATACTTATATTTATTATGGGCGCTCTATCATGGTACTGGAAGGTTTATGGAGAGGCTGGACGCATATAAGTATGCTAGTAGTTGGTGGCCTAAGTGCTTTTTTTATAGGAAAATTAAATGATCATCCGAAATTTTATGACAGAAAGATGTGGCAGGAATGTTTAATGGGCACTGCTATAATTTTAATACTAGAGCTTGTAAGTGGTATGATACTTAATGTATGGCTAAGACTTGACATTTGGGATTATTCCAATGAACCTTTTAATGTATGTGGTCAAATATGTTTGCCATACGTTGTGATGAGGTTTTCCCTAGTACCGTTTGCAATTTATGTTGATGATTATTTAAGGTATAGGTTATTTGGAGAAAAGAAACCAGTAGGGTTATTAAAAAATTATAAAAATTTAATTTTGTGTAAATAAAAAAGAAAAGTTTAACATATTTAAAAGGAATTTGTATTTAAATGGAGAATAATAAAAATTAAGAACATGTTGGAGGTGTGTATATGGAAAAGTACTCAATAATAAGTAATCCTAAGAAGTTTTATGAAATGATTGAAAAGATACAAGAAGATATACTAATTACTAGTGACCATTGACTATTACTTACTAATTTATGTAAGACAACCCAACTTAATAGTGAGATTGATATAATTGAAGATGATGGGCAATGTAGTAAACGCTCTATAGGCAAAGTTGAAGATTTTCTTATTAATGATAGAGCTAGTGAGCTATATATCAAGATTAAGTTGGACAAAGAAAAAGAAATAGTAAATTTAACAATTACTGGGGTTAGTGAGAAAACTGTTAAAGCTGTTACTTCTTATAAATATTATATTAGTAACAGACCAGATTCCAATACTACTATTATTAATTTTGTAACAAATGAAGATAAAAAGAATTTTTTGTTTGAACAATATTGGGAAAGGTTTAATAAAAAATAACCAACACATATTACTGGAGGTATTACATTTATGGCAAACAATAGAGATGACTTTTCACAAAGTACTATAGAAACGATAGCTTCCAGGGTTGGATATAAATGTTCCTACCCTAGTTGTGGAGCTGATACAAGAGGACCGTCCTCTAACTCATTAAAGAGAATTTCCCTTGGAGAAGCAGCTCATATAACAGGAGCTTCACCCGATGGACCAAGATATGATTCAAATTTAACAAGTGAACAACGGAAAAGTCAAGAAAATGGGATTTGGTTGTGTAAAAAGCATGCTAGAATTATAGATGTAGATGTAGCTAATTATCCTGTTCAGCTATTAAGATATTGGAAAAAACTAGCAGAGTTCAAACAATATTGTGCATTAACTGGTTTTAAGTATGAGTGCATGAATTCTAGGACTAAAGAAGCATTAAGAGCAATTGACAAAAGCATAACTAATTTACAGAACATTTATGATAATTTTAAATTATATTATGATACAAACTTTTGTATGTGCCATAATTTTATTGAGGTATGGAATTTAATTACTGAGACACCAACGTTATACCAAAGACCTTTAAGTGATGCGTATAACGAGCTGGGTGAGTCTCGAGAAAAATTTAATTCTAATTATTTAGAATATAAATTAGACATAGGTCCAGAATTAGATAAATATATAAAAGAATATTTTAAATTAATAGAATTCACATATCAGTCTGATGGAGAAACTGGGCTTTACAACAATTATTGGGAAGCTTTTTTTGAAAATCTTATTGGCAACTATGATAAAATGAAAAAAATTACTGATGAAATAAGTAAAATTATACAAATGAAATATTCCGTATGAATAAAACGAAAAGAGCTTTGGATAATCCAAGGCTCTTTTTTAATACAAAATTTAAGGAGGTGTGATATGGAAAAGAGCTGTAAAGATTGTTTATATATAATAAATTTACGGCAAGATGTTACCGAATTGAAAGGAGATGTTAAGGATGTAGATAAGAGGGCGGGAGATATGGAAGTAGGTGCAGGAGAGAGAAAAGAGCAGATGAAAACTATATTTAATACTCTTGCTGAAATAAAAGAGGATGTTAAAGAAATTAAAAAGTCAAAGAATAAGTTTATTACAGGTATAGCAAGTGGCGTAACTATTACAGTTATAGCTGCTTTTTTATTACAAACTTTTAAAGTATTTCACTGGTAAAAATATATAAAATGGAGGTTTTAAAATGCTTAATGGAATAGATGTTTATGAAGGAGATAATATTTCAAATTGGGATGTTATCAAAAATACAGATGGTATATCTGTAGTAATACAAAAAGCAACAGAAGGAGTAATAAAAATAGATAAATTGCTTACTTATAGATATCCAAGAATAAGACAGGCGGGATTTAAAATAGGCTTCTATCATTTTGCAAGACACAATGGTGCAGTACAGGAAGCAGACCATTTTTTATCAGCTATTTCAGGGTTAGAAAGTGATACAGTGTATTGGGTTGATATAGAAGGAGAAGATAGTTGGAATAAATCTGAAGCAATTAATTATGTAAATAAATTTATTAATTACTTAGCTTCTAAAAACCTTAAATGCGGTGTTTATACTGGATACGCATTTTATAAAGATTATTTGGCAGGTAATATTTTAGATGTCCCACTTTGGATTGCAAGTTATGGCAAACAGCCTTCCTTATATCCAGATGATGCTTCATGGCAGTATTCAGAAACTGGCAGATTACATGGTGCTGCAAGTAATGTTGATTTAGATTATTTCTTAGACGATATATTCACAGGAAAAGTATTACCTATAAAATCTACTTTGCTTGTAAAGCAAATAGAATCTCTTCAGTACGACTTGGATTTAGATTATAATGCAATGTTGAATGTAGATGGGATTGCAGGGAATAAGACTATGGTTGCTTTATTAGAAATTCAAAACATTATTGTTAAGGGTCATAAATCTCATGTAGTGTTGTGGATACAACAAAAGCTAGAAGGTTATGGCTATTTAAAAAAAGAGGATTATACCCCAATGTTGTATGATGAAGCTACCTTTCAGGCCGTTACCAATCTACAGAAAAATTGGGGAAAGGCTACAGATGGAATTTTAGGACCACAGACATGGAACATTTTTTTAAACAATTAATTATGGGAGCTATTAAAAAAGCTCTTTTTTAGATTATCAAAAGCATGTAAGGAGGAATTTTTTATGTTAAGTGTACAAACAATACAAACATTAATTTCAGGTGGGGTAGTTGGAATGGTTTTAGGATCTGGAGGAATATTTGCTTTTCTTAATAAAAAAGGTGTAAATATATCTAAAGATTTGGATAATGTAAATAAAGTTATTACAGCTACGGAGCCTATTATTTCAGTTGGCAAAGAAATAGCACCTTTAAATCCTGTTGTAACTATGGCTGACCTTATAGAGCATTGGGCTAAAATTGGTGTGGGAAATGCGGAACAATTATATCATACAGGTAAACTAGTAAGCGATGAGGACAGATTCAAATCTGCCCATGATACTGTTTACGCTAATTTAAAAGAATTAAATATTAATCCTACAGAAAATCAGCAAAAAATTATAGATGATGTTATCCAGTATTGGGTAAATGATCTTGGCCATAAGTATAAAACGGATGCAGAAAGGGAATCTGAGAAACAGGCATTACAGGCAAAAATTACTACATTAACAAATGAAAATGTTCAATTAAGACAAAAAATTGCTACCATACAGAACACTGTGTCACCTGCACAACAACCAGTACAGAAGTAGTTTTAAGCCTAGTGGGTAATTCCTACTAGGTTTTATTTTTTTACACAGAAAGGTATATTTTTACATAAATTGGACAATATGCAAAGAGAATATAAATTATTAGTTTAACATAAAATACATTAGATATCAAATTTTAGTTGAAAATTTCTGTGGAGAGGGTATAATTATGAGTAAGAAAGCTTGTACTATTATTCACATATTTCATGTAAAGGAGTGTGAAATATGGGTAAGATAATACAATTATTTAATAAGATGGGGGAAAATACTATGGTGAGTATATTTGATGTAGCAAATTATTTTATATCCCGTGCTCAAGTAGAAGAAGAGAGCATTATAACTCCTTTAAAACTTCAAAAATTGTGTTATTATGCTAAGGCTTGGAGCTTAGTATGGGACAACAATCCATTATTTAACGAAGATTTCCAAGCGTGGGCACATGGGCCGGCTAATTATGATTTATTTAAAAGGTATCAAGATCACAGATTTCATCCTATAACTGAGGTTGATGATGATTTTGATTCTTCTATTTTTACTGATGAAGAATTAGAAACTTTAGATGCTGTTTGGGATGCATACGGAATATATGATGGCAAATACTTAGAACAGTTAACTCATTCAGAAAGACCATGGAAAGATGCTAGAGGAGATTGCGCACCTGGAGAGAGATGTAATACAGTAATTGAGACTTGTGCAATGAGGGAATATTACTTAAGTTTACAAGATGAGTAAAAAGAAAAGTATTCGCAAAGGAATCACCAGACTTAAAAAGGAAGGCAAAATCCCATCAAAAGCTACTGAGTTAAAGGAGAAATCCTATGACGATATGAAACCATATATCTCTTTTTCATATGTAGATAATACTAGATGGCAGTTATCTAAATGGAAAGGTAATGAACTAACTGATTTAATTAAGTGCTTTAAAAAAATGGAGTCTATGTCATGGTCACAAATAAAAGTTCATAGTGGATTAAGATATAAATCATTAACTGATCCGCCCAACATTAATAATGATAATATATCAGAAGATGTTACTATTTGTGAAATGAGAGTATGTGACGTTAAAAGAATACATGGTTTTAGAGATAAAAACGTCTTTTGCATTGTTTGGTTTGATAGAGATCATTCTGTATGTCCTGAAGGTAAAAATAGAAAACATGGTTAGAAGCTTTAGTTAATTCTAGAGCTTTATTTATCTCATAAACAAGAACCCCATAG